GTGAGTCAAACGATACAGCTCTTGACTTGGGTGTTACTGGTGTAGACGCTGACGTATTCGTTGATGGCTTTGATGGTGATGCTGCTGCTGCTGGTGCTTATGCCCAGAACGCTGCTGCTTTCCAGCCAGTAGTGATTGCTACTGCTGACACTATCGACTTGCTCATCCAAGCTGCTACTACTGCTCCCACCTCTGGTGAAGTGCGTGTATGGGCTGTGTTGATCAATGTTGATGGTCGTCCTGCACGAACTTCCGTTGATCGTGAGCAACTGGCCTAATAGCTAGTTAATATTGGGAGGGGCTTAACCGCCTCTCCCTTTTATTGTTTAAAAATTATGTCTACATTTATTTCTTTAACAAATGAATTGCTGCGAAGAATGGGTGAGGTTGTTTTAGACTCCACCGAATTCGCTGGAGCTAGAAACATTCAAGCTCTAGCCAAGAATGCTATCAATTCATCTATTAGAGAATTGATGCATGGTGCTCAGGAATGGCCCTTTGCTCTTACTACTTATACACAAACAATGACAGTGGGTACGGGAACATATTCCTTCCCCGCTGATTTGTCTAGTGTTGACTGGGAAAGTTTCTATCTTAAGAAACTAACAGCAGCAAACAATGAGCCAACTCGTTTGTCTGTTCTTACATACACTGACTACTTAGACAACTATCGTCCCGGTGAAGATGTGAATGGTACTGGAGGCTATGGTCCTGCTATTGCTGTTTATCAAACACAAGAGGCTAAGTTTGGTGTCACTCCAAAACCAGATCAGGCTTATGAGATTGAGTATAAGTATTGGTCTTTTCCTGCTGCTTTATCTGCTGACACAGACGTAGCTATTATTCCTGATAGGTTTAATGGTGTATTGCTTGATGGTGCTATGTTCAATATGCTTATGTTTAGGTCTAATGAACAGGGGGCCACCATTTATAAAGAGAAGTTTGATCTAGGTATTAGGACAATGCGTAGGCTTTTGTTAGATGAGCCTTTGTATATGCGTTCAACAATGATTGTTAAGCCTTCCTTTAATCCAAGAGTGTTTTAATGGCAGATAGAATTAGTGGCTTTAAGGTTACATGTATTGGTGGAATGAACACCAATAGGGATGTACTATCTCAAGGTGAGATATATCAAGGGTCAGCCACACAGCTAATTAATTATGAGCCAGCTATTACTGGTGGTTATAGACGGATTAGTGGATATGCCAATAGTTATGGAACTGTAACTGGTACAGGTAGTGTACTTGGTGTTATGGTTGCAGAGAGTTTAAATGATGGCATCTTTGCTTGTCGTAAACCTTCTGCAGGTACAAACTACTTTTATAGGTGGGTAGCTTCTACATCTACTTGGTCAGCCATCTCAACTCCCGGAACTGTTACAATGGTTGGAGTTAAGAAGGTTAGGTTTACTAGGTATAACTGGAGCACTCCTAAGATTGCATTAACTGATGGAATCAATCCGGCTGCTGTGTATGATGGAACTACATATACACAGATTACGGATGCCAATGCTCCTAATAGTCCTAAGTATTCTGCAGCCTTTAAGAATCATTTGTTCTTGGCTGGTGATGTAACAGATCCTTATAACTTATATGTCTCTTCTCCAATGAGTGAGACAAACTTCAACCCCGCTAATGGGGCTGCTGTTATTAATGTGGGCTTTGAGATTGTTCAGATTAAACAGTTTAGAGATACGCTGTACATCTTTGGTAAGAATGCAATTAAGAGTTTAGTAGGCACTAACATCGCTGACTTTGTGGTTGGTGAAGTGACAACAAATTTAGGTTGTGTTGTGCCAGATAGTGTGATAGAACTGGGTGGTGGTCTAGTGTTCCTTGGTCCTGATGGTTTTAGACCAGTGGCTGGAACAAGTAAGATTGGTGATGTGGAGTTGGAAACAATTTCAAAACAAATTCAATTTACCATCACTTCCATCTTAAATGAGCTTGTAGCTGGTTCAATTGATCCAGAGCTTTTGAGTTCAGTGGTGGTTCGTAAGAAGTCACAGTTTAGATTATTTATTCCAGCAGAAGGAACCTTTGGTTTATTAGGTGGTCTGAGGGAAAGAGAAGGTGGTGTGTCGTTTGAGTATAGCCAGCTTTTAGGCTTTCCAGCGACATGCGCTTCAAGTGGATACATTGGTTTAGATGAGATTGTTATTCATGGGGATGCTACTGGTAAGGTGTATAAACAAGAGACAGGAACTTCTTTTAATTCTTTAGAGATCTTGAGTGTTTATCAAACACCTTTTTATTATTTCCAAGATCCTACAATTAGAAAGAACTTCTATAACATCTCTACCTTCATGAGAAGTGAAGGCTCTACCAGTATTGTGATGGGTGTGTCGTATGACTTTGATGACTCTATCGATGTCTTCAATCCAGCCAACTATAACATCTCAACCACTGGTGCTGCTGCTTATTACAATGAAGCCATCTATGATGCTTCAGCTATTTACGATGGTAACCCATCACCAGTGGAGAAGACAAACATCGAAGGCTCTGGATTTTCCATTGCTTTCAAATATGTGACTAATGATACAAATGCTAGTCATACAATTCAGGGCTTGGTCTTGAATTATTCAATGAATGACAGACGCTAAGGGGAAACTAAATGGCAGGTTATGTAAGACAGTCGGCTGCTGATATTGTACCAACGGGCGTAGTTCGTGCGGCTCCAATTAACAATGAGCTTAATGCTCTGCGTGATGCGTTCAGTGCTACTAGTGGTCACAGGCATGATGGCACTGCTTCTGAGGGGCTGCCTGTTCCTGTCATTGGTGACGCTGACTTATTAAATAAGATTGCCACTGATACAGGTAACAATCGTCATGGTGTATTTGTTGAAGTAGCTGCGGCTGCTGTTGAGCAGGTCAGGTTTCAAGATGGTGTTATTGTTCCAGTAACAGATAATGACATTGACTTAGGCACAAGTGCTCTAGAATTTAAAGACTTATACATTGATGGTACAGCTAACATTGACAGCTTAGTTGCTGACACTGCTGACATTAATGGTGGCACGATTGACGCTACTGTTGTTGGTGCAAGCACACCTGCTGCTGGTACATTCACTTCACTCACTGCTAACACCTCTTTAGTTGCAGCCACTGCTGACATCAATGCAGGTACTATTGATGGTGCTGTGATTGGTGGTAGTAGTGCTCAAGCTATTACAGGCACTACAGTTACAGCAACTACAGGATTTTCTGGTCCATTAACTGGGGCAGTGACAGGTAATGTTACAGGTAATCTTACTGGTAACGTCACAGGGAATGTCACTGGAAACTTAACAGGTAATGTTACAGCCTCTACAGGCACATCAACATTCAACGATGTCACCATCAATGGTGGTTTGAACATGGATGCTTCTTCAGCAGCCACCATTACAAATCTTACCTCTCCTACAAATGCTGGTGATGCAGCCACTAAAGGATATGTTGATACATCTATCAGCAACTTGGTAGCCTCTGCTCCCGGAGTGTTAGACACTCTAGATGAGTTGGCTGCTGCCTTAGGCGATGATGCCAACTTTGCTACCACAGTGACAAACTCCATTGCAACTAAACTGGCTCTTGCTGGTGGCACTATGAGTGGTGCTATTGCAATGGGAACAAACAAGATTACAGGTCTTGGAGATCCAACAGCAAACCAAGACGCTGCTACTAAAACCTATGTAGACACTGCTGATGCATTAAATCTAGCTAAGTCTGGTGGCACAATGAGTGGTGCTATTGCAATGGGGACAAACAAGATCACTGGAATGGGTGATCCCACCAGTGCTCAGGATGCTGCTACTAAGAACTACATTGATGTGTTGTTTGGTAGCACCACCTCCGCTGCTGCCTCTGCTGCTGCTGCAGCCACTTCTGCTTCTAATGCAGCTACCAGTGCAAGCAATGCTTCTACATCTGAAACAAATGCTGCTTCCTCTGCATCTGCTGCTTCTACATCAGCTACGAATGCTGCTGCAAGCTATGACGCTTTTGATGACAGATATTTAGGCAGCAAATCCACTGTTCCTACATTGGACAATGATGGCAATGCTCTTCTAACTGGTGCTCTGTACTGGAACTCTGTTGGTAACATCATGTATGTTTACACAGGTTCTTCTTGGGTGGCTGCTGGCTCTGCTGTCAATGGTACGGCAGAGCGTACTGTATACATAGCAACGGCCTCTCAAACAACCTTCTCAGCTACATACGATGTAGGCTATGTTGATGTATACTTGAATGGTTCTAAGCTGCAAGTAACAGCAGACTTCACAGCCACTGATGGCTTAACTGTTGTGCTGACATCTGGAGCCACTGTTGGGGATGTTGTTGACATTGTTGCCTATGCTGCTTTTGAGCTGGCTAATGTATATACACAAGCTCAGTCAGATGTTAGATATGCACAGAGAGCTAACAACTTATCAGACCTTGCTAACACCTCTACAGCTAGAACAAACTTAGGGTTGGCTATTGGTACAAATGTACAGGCTTGGGATGCTGACCTTGATACATGGGCAACTAAAACTGCACCATCAGGTACTGTCGTAGGAACAACAGATTCTCAGACTCTGACGAACAAGACACTAACTGCACCAGTATTAACTACACCAAACATCACCACTGGTTTATTATTAAATAGTTTAGCTGGCACTGCTGGTCAAATTATTACTTCAGCAGGTAGTGGAAGTGTGCCAGTGTGGGCAGATGTACCACCAAGTTTTTCAAATAGCAAAGCCTTGTTCTTTGCTAGTTTCTAACAGGAGAAGATAACAATGGCTACAGGAATCTTAGGACAGTTTGCACCTAGTGCAGCTACAAACACCACAGTGTATACAGTACCATCTGCAAAGATTGCTACATTCAATATTAACATTGTCAATCGTAACACTGCTGTGGCAACAATACGCATTGGCATCAGTGCTACTGGTACACCCGGTGACACTGAGTGGATTGAGTATGGTGCTCAGATCTTAGCCAATGGTGGCATACTTGAGCGTACAGGTTTGGTGGCACAAGCTGCTAAGAATGTTGTTGTTTACTCGGATGTAGCTAGTACATCTGTAACAGTTTATGGATATGAGGAGTAATTAAATGGGACGCAATACTACAACCCCAAACCCTGCATCACTTGATAGATTTTCTATTGGTGAGATTCAAGACATTTCTGGTGTGGCATCTTTTTATGATGCTGGCACTTCTAAATGGTTAAGGTCTGCTACCTTCACATCTCAAGCAAATTTATCAGCTTCTACTAAAACAACACTGGCCGCATCAGCAACTTCTACATCTACTGCAACAGTGTCATTAGCCACTACAAATGATGAAGGTATTGCGCAGTCTTATCCTATTCTTCGTGAAGACTTCATGACCTCTAGAATAAGTTCAATCAATACAACAGTTGTACAAAAAGCAACAGGTTCTGGTGGAGCAGTTGGTATTCTTACTATTAACTCTTCTGGCGTAACTTCACAAACCATTGCAACATCAAGTTTAGGGGGTAGTGGCGCAGTTGCTTCATCGGCTTTAGTTAGTAATGGTTCTAAATTTTTTATGTACTATTACAGCGGAGATAATTTAGTTTGCAAAACATCTACTGACGGGATAACTTGGACAACAGAAGCTCTTTCAAATTTGCCAGCTACTAGTGGTATAGATGCTAATACAGGCTTCTGGAATTGGTCTGAGGGAAATACTTCTGGGGCAACTATAGGATATTCCTATGTAAATAACTATGCTGGTAGTTATGGTACTTATGCAGTTTTGTGGTGTGGTGCAGGAATGTTATCTCTGTCAAGAAGTTCAGCGGGTTATTATTTAGCGTCATTTTCAACGAATGGATTGGCTTTTTCTGGAGATAGTACTAATGCTATTTTAGGGACAACTACTAGGGGTTTTCTTAATGATATTAACTTTTATAGAAATGGAAACAATTGCTATTTATCTATTGGAACTACATTTAGAAAATCCACAGATGGAGGGGCAACATGGTCTGCCGCTACCTTTGCCGCTGCTGTAGATGCGGCAAGTCAAAGAAACATACCTAACCTTACTGACGCTACAAAAAGAATAATAGTTGGAAGTTCAGGTGCTCAAACAGCATATTACACATCTGATAGTGGAGGTACTTGGTCAGCAGATAGAGCACTTCCGTTTGGAGGTAGGTATGGTATATGCTACAAGGGAAGCACTGTTATTGTCTCAAATGCAAGTAATGGCGCATATAGATCAGTTGATGATGGCGTAACATACACTCCTGTTTTATTTCCTGCTGGAACAAATGTAAGTGTTGGTGTGGTTATAGCAGACGATACTCTTTTTTACTTTATACCTTATGGCGGTGGAGCGCAAATATTAACATCAGCAGATGGCATTACTTGGACTATTCGAACAACTCCGGGTACTTTAAATGCAACTACAAATATGTCTATAAGTAAAGTAAATAGTAATACTTTATATTTAAGCGATACTTTGAGTAGAGGCATATACACCTTGGATGGTGGAGTTACTTGGTCTTTTGCGGCAACTTCAACAATAAGTATGGGGGGTTCCGCTTTTGGGTATTATCAAAAAGCCACTACAGATGGGCCTTCTGGTGGATACCTAATTTTTGGAAGAGGTAATGCCGTTTTATCAACTACTTTCTTTTTATCTTCAGCGGCTTTGGTTGCTGGCGGTGCATTTTATCGCACTGGTTCTACAGCTATTGCACCATTGAGAACTGATGCTGTTTCTTATGTAAGGGTAGGATAAATCATGTACTACAAATTTGAAATCTCTGGCTTGTACTGTGGAACTTCTGAAGAGCAGATTCCATACTCTACTTCTGTAGCACCTCCTGATGAGAACATCACAGCCAAGTGGGTATGGAACCATGTTAACTGGGTGGGGTTGCCATTGACTTGGGAGTATGTCCAAGCACCATACAACCCAACCCCGGTTGTCGAGACACCTGCTGAGTCTACACCCCCTACGGAGTAACTAATGAGCAAAGCAAGAACACTAGCAAACTTTGTATCAGCAGGGAATCCCCTGTCTGATGGAACCATTGCAGCCAGTGAATTATCTGGGCTAGGCACTGGAGTGGCTACAGCATTAGCTGTTAATGTTGGCTCTGCTGGTGCTCCAGTGGTTAATGGTGGTGCATTGGGTACGCCTTCTAGTGGTACACTGACCAGTGCTACAGGGTTGCCAATATCTACTGGTGTGTCTGGGTTGGGTACTGGGGTGGCTACGGCATTAGCTGTTAATGTGGGTTCTGCTGGTGCTGCTGTTGTTAATGGTGGTGCGTTAGGAACTCCTTCTAGTGGTACGCTAACCAGTGCTACTGGGTTACCAATATCTA